CTTTATGGTGATGGATCTAAAGCAGATGACATTGTCGTAAAGATACACTCGCCAGGCGGGGACACCTTTGCCGCTGCCCAGATCTACAACATGCTCAAAGAATACCCTGGGAAAATCAGTGTTCATGTGGATGGTCTTGCAGCCAGTGCTGCTTCAGTCATTGCCATGGCAGGAGATGAAGTGTGTGTTTCTCCGCTGTCAGTCATCATGATTCATAACCCAGCCATGCTGATTGCTGGCGAGGTGGCGGATCTGCAGGTGGGGATTAACCTGCTCAGCGAAGTAAAAGAAAGCATCATCAATGCCTATCAGACTAAGTCAGGGCTTTCAAGAGCGAAAATCTCACACATGATGGATGCTGAAACCTGGATGAGTGCCCATAAGGCCATCGAGCTGAAGTTTGCCGACAAGATTCTCTATGAATCAGAGTCGGTTGATGAAGGTTCCGGTGGCTTTATCTTTGACCAGATGACGGTGACAAATGCGCTAAGGAACAAACTCCCCGGCATTCAAGCAAGGATGAAATACCTGAAAGCCAGTGAAGAAGAGGAAGTGAAAGAGCCTGAATCACACATTTCAAAAGAAAAACAAAAGGTCGTTATTGCAGAGAACCAGATTCCTATTGCCCAGCTGGAAAGACGGCTGGAACTTATTAAAAATTGGAGGTAATGAATATGAGTAAAATTCAAGAACTAAGAGAGAAACGTGCCAAGGTATGGGAACAGACGAAACTCTTCCTGGACGAGCATCGCCAGGAGAACGGTCTGATCAAGCCGGAAGACAATGCCTTCTATGAAAAGATGGAAGATGAGGTTGTGAGCCTTGGTAAGGAGATCGAGCGCCTTGAGCGTCAGGAAGCCATGGATCGAGAGCTTTCAGCTGCCAGCACAAGACCTTTAGCTTCAAGACCTGACATGATGACCGAAGAAAAAACAGGTAGGGCATCCAATGCCTATAAAAGTGCATTCTGGGGTGCCATGAGAAACAAGGTGCATCCTTCTGTTCAAAACGCTTTGCAGATTGGTGAAGATTCCGAAGGTGGTTTCCTAGTCCCAGATGAATATGAGAACCAGCTTGTTCAGGCACTTCAGGAAGCCAACGTCCTCAGAAATCTGTGTAATGTCATCAACACCAGCCATGGTGACAGAAAGATTCCTGTGGTGGCAAGCCACGGATCCGCAGCTTGGATGGATGAAGAAGGGGCATTCAATGAAAGTGATGATGCCTTCACCCAGGTGACTTTGTCTGCCTACAAGCTAGGCACCATGCTGAAGGTTTCAGACGAGCTTCTTAATGACAGCTACTTTGACCTTAAGGCCTACATCGCCGCAGAGTTTGCCAGACGTATCGGTGCTGCTGAAGAAGAAGGGTTTATTACCGGTAATGGCATCAGCAAGCCTACAGGGCTTTTAAACGCCACTGGAGGGGCAAGTCTTGGTGTAACAGCCGCAAGTGCAACGGCCATCACCATGGATGAAGTTCTGGACCTTTATCACAGCCTGAAGTCCGCCTATAGAAAGAATGCTACCTTCCTTGTAAATGACGCAACGGTAAAAGCGATTCGTAAACTGAAAGACGGACAGGGTCAGTACTTGTGGCAGCCGTCTGTTCAGGCGGGAACTCCGGATACGATTCTCAATCGTCCTGTGATTTCTACGCAGTTTATGCCAACGGCTGAGGCCGGTGCAAAGACCATTCTCTTCGGGGACTTCAAGTACTACTGGATTGCTGACCGTCAGGGAAGAACCTTCAAGCGCTTGAACGAACTCTATGCAGCCAATGGTCAGGTCGGATTCCTGGCATCCCAGAGACTGGATGCTAAGCTGATCCTTCCAGAAGCGATCAAGGTACTTCAGCAGAAGGCTTAATTACTATCATAGGGAAGGTGGTCCAATGACTGCCTTCCTAAATTTTTAAGGAGGGAAAATCATGGGATATAGTACGAAAAACTATACTGAGCAGGGTGGCGATAAGACAATTATCAGTGGGGAGCTTGCCGTAACCGCAGAAGGAAAAGTCACATTTGATGGAACGGAGTTTAAGCCAGCAGTGTTTCAAGCTGATAGCGCAGCCACAGAGATTGCAGAGCTTGTGACGGACTTCAATGCCCTGCTTCTCAAATTGAAAACTGCAGGCTTAATGGAAAGCGAGTGATAAATCATGGCGCTACTAGATAAGGTGAAAGCAAATCTTATCCTCAACCATTCAGAAGATGATGCACTACTTGAAACTTATCTGGCCGCCGCAACAAATTATGCGGAAGGGTATCAGCAAGTGGGAACTGATTTTTATGTGGAAAACCTCATGTCTCCAAGTACAGAACAAGGCATCATCATGCTTGCCACCCATTTCTATGAGAGTCGAGATGGATCCACCGGTGGGTTTTTCAATAATGATGTCAGGGCTTCAGACCAGGTTTGGAAAACTGTACATCTCCTTCTTCGAATGGGAAAAGAGTGGCGGGTCTGATGAAAAGGCTCTGGGTTAAGAAGAGACGAAAGCGGCAGAAGCGCTGCTATCGAAAGGGAAGAAAGAAAGACCGAAGGCAGGAATACAATGATAGGGATTTGAAAGAGGGTGAGACTGATAAGCTTTGGAAAGATGAACACTCTAATTGCGATCATTGAAACGGAGCCCCTTAAAGACAGTGAGGGGTTTACATCTAAAGGGGAACACATTTTAACTACTGTTCGTGCCTATAAAGAAGAAAGACACGGGTCGAGGAAGTGGGCCAATATGGCGGCATACAGTAATGCCAGTGCTATTTTCCAACTGCGCGTCATCCCCTCTCTTCAGGTTGAACCGGGTATGTTGATTCGATGCGAGGGAACAGATTTTAAGATTCTAAGTGTAGCACTCGTGCGCCATATGTATCTTGAAATCGCTGCCGAGAAGATACAGGCGACTAAGGGGTAGGGGGGTGAGAATATGGCGAGTTCAAGTTACAAAATGTAATGAAAAGCTTTCCATAACATTTTAAATGAACAGCGTCTCATAATGTAAAGTCACCTCCTTGAAATGTTAATCCATCAAGCTTTACAGAAAAATTTCTTTCCATAATCCCGTATAATTATTAGTAAGTCTATTTGACTTCTAATCCATTAAAGGAGGACAAACCATGGAAAGAAAATTAACTCTAACTGCGCTTATCGATGCCTTTATTGTAGAAATGGAACGACTCGGCTACAGCAAGTCATTGATAAGGCATGTTAAAAAAGATTGTCGGTGGTTTTTAGAATACGTTCTTGAAACCACTAATCAAGATTTTTTCTCTGAAGAAATCGGAGCACGATATCTTTCAGAAAAATTCAATTACCCAGCACATTATCCTGTAAGAACGCCGGATAGAGTGCTTGAAGCCGTTCGCTGCGTTCGAAGATTAGGTGAAATGCAATTGTTTGGTGCTTTTCGTAGGCAATGGTCATCACAAAAAGAATCTGATTGGTATCTTCAGGATAGACTAATTGTCAATGCCTACTTGAATGGTGTTCAAACTGCTGATCACCGTGAGTCCACTAGAGCATTGCGGAAGCGCAATATCAAAAGATTTTATGATTTTATGGGGTTTCGCGGCCTCAGTGGTATATCGGATCTATCAACGATGTTAATTTCTGACTATACACTTTCATTACAAGGTTGTGCGACAACATCAGTTCAACATATGCTTTCCACATTAAAAAATTATTTCCGTTTTCTTTTTCGTAACAGTTACTGTGCTAAAGACTGGTCTTCAAGCGTTCCCAAAGTGAGTGTGAAACAAAATCAAACTATTCCCGCACTTTGGGAAAAAAGTGAAATTGAACTCTTGATGAAAAGCATTGATCGAACAAACCCTGTTGGTAAACGCGATTATGCAGTGATCCTTTTGGTGGTACAGCTCGGACTTAGGAGGTCAGATATTGCTGGATTAAAGCTAGAATCACTAAAATGGGATCGCAATGAGATAGACCTAGTGCAACACAAAACGGGAAAAAGATTAATTCACCCTCTTTGTGACGATGTAGGATGGGCTATTATTGATTATTTAAGATATGCTCGCCCCACTGTTGAAAGTGATTCGGTATTTCTAACCTCAAATGCTCCATATAGGAAATTGGAACCCACGTCAGTAAGTTCCATATTAACGAAGTATACTCGATTGTGTGGAATAACGAAGCCCTCTGGTACTACAAAGGGAGTTCATTCGCTACGACACGGATTTGCTCGAAGGCTATTGGAGCAAGGAACACCGCTTCCTGAAGTTTCAGACATTATGGGACATGTAAGCTGTTCTTCCACAACACCTTATCTAAAAGTTGATGTTGAAGGTTTACGAAAATGTACACTTTCGTTACCGGAGGTGATGAAATTTGAATAATTCTCATAAACCACCGGAATGCACATATAGCGGTGTGCTTGCCCAAATATGCAAAGCATTTATCATTGAAAAACGTGCAGTTGGATATGAATACAGATCTGAAGATGAAAGGCTCAGCGAATTTAGTCGGTTTTCAGAAAACTACAATATTCCCTCAGAAACACTTACGGAGGAAGTTGTAAAAGCGTGGATTTCTCCAAGACCGATGGAATCAGATCGTACTCGCTACCACCGATTTTCGACTATACGTCAGTTTGCAGAATACATGATTCGTATGGGGTATGCCGCATATATCCCTTCAAGCTCTGAACTTGGAAAACTGCATAAAAGCTTTGTACCATATATCTTTACACATGAAGAAATTAATCGATTTTTTAATGCTGTTGATTCTATGCAGCCATTTGAAAACACAAGTGCTCCTCGTAGGCATTTAGTTATGCCTGTTTTATTTCGACTTTTGTATTGTTGCGGTCTACGTCTATCAGAAGCTACTCATCTTCGAGGGAAGGATGTTGATTTAAAATCAGGTATACTTACTATCCATGACAGCAAATTTGGGAAAAGTCGCTATGTCCCGATGTCTGAAGAGTTAACAACAGCTTGTGCAAAGTATGCTAAAACGAGACTGATCGGTGACACCGATGATTGGTTCTTGCCTTCACGCGATGGAGGCTATTATGGAAATCGTTCGGTTTACTCTACTTTTCGCAAATTACTATTACAAGCTCAAATCCATCATGGTGGTCGAGGTAAAGGGCCGAGAATTCATGACTTTCGCCACACCTTCGCAGTTCATTGCTTACAAAAATGGACTGTAAACGGTGATGACATCACAACAGCACTACCATATCTTAGGGAGTATCTCGGGCATGAAAACATAAGTGCTACTGAACAATATTTACGGATGACCGCAGAAGTTTATCCTGAAATCTCTGCACTTATGCAAGAAAAATATGGATACATCATTCCTGGAATGGAGGTCGTTATCAAATGAAAACTACCGATTTTGCGGAATGTTTGTCAGTATACCTAACAATGTACCTTCCTGGGGAAGCAGGACTTTCCCAAAATACGATAATGTCATACCGTGACACTTTTAAACTGGTACTATCTTTTTCAGCAGAGCACCATAACTTAAATCCTGAAAAAATCACACTAAATGATTTCACTGCTGGTTTCATCTCTGAGTTTCTTTCTTGGCTGGAGCATGATCGAGGATGTAGTGTCTCTACTCGAAACATTAGACTCTCTGCGATAAGAGCGTTTGCAAGGTATGCCAGTTTGCAAAAACCTGAGTATATTTTTGAGTATCAAAAAATTCTCGGATTACGCTTTAAAAAGAAACCCGCTCCATTATTAGCTCACTTGTCACCAAAGTTGGTTAATGCAATTATTACTCAGACAAATTCAAGAGATGCATATGGAAGGCGTGACAGAGCACTTTTGAGTTTGATGTACGATTCGGGAGCACGTGTTCAAGAAATCTGCGATATACAAGTCAATGATTTGCGAACACAAAAACCATACACCGTAAAATTAACTGGTAAAGGTCAAAAAACCCGCGCTGTTCCGATTATGGAAAGTACAGCATTACTACTTAAAGAATATATTACTGAACAAGGGTTAACAGCTAATGGTAGAGGTGATTATCCACTTTTCCAAAACCATCAACGTCATAAGCTTAGTAGAGCAGGAGTAGCGTATATTCTTAAAAAATATTGTGATGCTGCCAGAATTCTTAATCCTGAACTGCCTAAAAATATTTCACCACACGCCTTGCGACATTCAAAAGCAATGCATTTACTCCAAGCTGGGGTTAATATGATTTACATTCGAGATTTTTTAGGGCATGTGCACGTTGAAACAACCGAAGTTTACGCAAAAGCTGATACTGAGATGCGGCGAAAATCTATTGAATCCGCACAAATACGTATTGACGCTGACCTTCCACAATGGACTGAAGATAAATCTTTGATGCAGATGCTAATCGGTCTTTGTGGCAAGGAGTAAGTTCAAATATTATGGAAAGAGTTTGAATGAAATATTCAGGCTCTTTCTTCATTGAAGGGGGTGACTTTACATTATGGGACGCTGTTCATTTAAAATGCCGGAAGATTTTCTTTTAAAGGTATCTTCATTGGCAGATAAGACCGATACCATCATTCCGAAGGTATTGGAAGCCGGTGGTGAAGTGGTGAAAGCCAAAGTGAAATCAAACTTGCAGGCTTCCCTTGGCTCAAACACTAAGCTCCCTTCAAGGTCGACCGGGGAACTGGTCCGTGCATTAGGTGTATCGCCAGCCGGGGTGGATCGTCAGGGCAACTACAATGTCAAAGTGGGGTTTGATGAACCAAGAAGTGATGGGGAGTCCAATGCCAAGATCGCCAATATCTTAGAATATGGGAAATCGGGGCAACCCCCTAAACCGTTTTTAAAACCAGCCAAATCGTCCAGTCGAAATGCGTGTATCGATGCGATGAAAAGGAAGCTGGATGAGGAGATTAGTAAATTATAAAAAGAAGGAGGCGAATGAAATGACGGGCAGCATTTTGAAAGAGATAAGTGAGGCGCTTAAGCCATTGGGGATTCCCATTGAAACGGGAGTTTTTAGTGAAAAGGCACCGGATGAATATATAGTGCTTACCCCTACAAGTGATCTCTTCGACCATTTTGCTGATGATCTGCCTTGTGCAGAGTTGCAGGAAGTTCGCCTTTCTCTATTTTCTAAAGGAAACTACCTGGAGAGAAAAAACACGATTGTTCATTGCCTTTTATGTGAGGCATTTACCATAACGGATCGTAGGTATCTTGGTTATGAAGAAGATACCGGTTTTCACCACTTCGCCATTGATGTG